TTCTTGATCTCACCTTGCAAGAATACACCTTCAATAAAATGGTTTTTCTTACCATTCTTACCTTCAGTGATAGTTACTTTGGCGGTCTCAATCTCTTCCCTGATCAGTTTCATCTTTAGGTTCCTCGGTTTCTGTTTCAGTTGAAGCTTCAGGTGGTTCAGCATCCGCAGGTTGCTCGGTGTTTTCAGGACCGTCTTCCTGTGGTTTAAATAAAACCTTCCCCATCTCTTGCTTCTTAGCGTCAATTGCTTCGACTGATTTTGCGTTCATACCCTGAACAACATAATCGGACAGATCTTTCTGTCCTGCAAAAAGAGCATTTACTATATCTCTTGCGACATCAGTAGGCATAATAATTCATTAACTATAATATTATTTAGATGTTTCCTTTTTTGTAGTCCGCATCACTGATACCTGCTTCCGCAGGATCAGGTTCTGGAGGCATCAAAGACATTTCCATTTGAGCAACTTCTAGTTTCTGCATCTCTACAGGATCAACAAGTCTACCCTCTGAAATCTCAGTCTCCATCTGACTTCCTATCTCATTAAACTCTTCATCTGTCTGACGTAATATCTGACGACGCATGTATTCAAGTGAGAAATATTTACCACAGAAAGGATCCATTTGAGCGATGAGAGCCATGCGCTCATTCATGATCTCTTGCTCTTTTAACTCAGCAAAGTAGTTATCAGCAACGAAATCATATTGAATATGCTCCTTTGCTTCATCCCACTCTTCTAAAGTAAACACACCCTTGAGTACCAATTGTGTCTTGAGAAGATCATTGAATAGATCAGAGAATCTCTTACGCAATCTAGCGATAAACTTTTGGAATTTAACTTCATCACGTGTGATCTCTGCGGATCTACCAACGTTAAATGATGAATCAGATTCCAACCTTGACTCAGGTACGTTTAATGCTCGGTAAAGTTTCTTCTGGAAGTACTTGATGTCTTCAAGTTCTCCAAGATTTTGTCCACCTGGCAACGTAGTGATCTCAGTGCCTCGTCCACCTTCTCGTCTGGGTAACCAGAAGTCTTCGAGCATTGACATGAATTTCTTGTCATCTCTTATTTCTCCCGTGTCTGCATTATAGACTAACTTATTTCTATAGCGAGACATTACCTCTTTAAGGTATTGCTCTGCCTTCTGCTTAGGTAAATTACCTACATCAATATAGAATATTCTGCGCTCTGGTGCACGTGACATGCGGTATATAACCAGAGAATCTTCAATCATTCTCAACTGGTTAGTTGCCTTAATAGCTTTGTGTAAATGTGACAACACATAGTTGCGTTGCATATCTAATTGCCCTGAGTGAGCAAAACAGATAGCATCATTTGCTATTTTAATTCCTCTATTCTCATACCCACGTAACCCCTTGGGTGAATAAATGTAATACTCTACACTCTTAGGGACTAATGTATTAACTTCTGGGTCGGCAGGTGATATTCTATCCTTGGGCTTATCATATTCGATAACCTTTCTAATCTTTCTAGGATCAATATACCTCAACTCTGTTAATCCCTCTTGAGGATTATCAGGATCAATCATCTTATGATAAAAAAGTCTTCCGTCGATGTACCACCTACGAAAGATATCATATGCTTTGCGATCAAAGTCTAGTAATGATAATACATTATTAAACTCTTCTCTAATTCTTTTCTTTACAGGCTCAGAAACCTTAAGGTTTGAGAGCTCAACATCTACAGGATGATCATCTAAGTCACCTGCTATTGCTTCTGCTGTTATATCTCCAATCGCTTGATCCACTTCTGGATGCAAGGACATCTCACGATATCTACCTATAAGATCTACATCGCTTGATTTGTTTGCAGCGTCACCGAGGTCAACGTATTGACCAAAGTAACCACCTGCCACAATGGGTTGTGCTGCATCATCCGAATCTTTCGTAACAAAAGAAGGGCCGACTCCTGCCTTGCCCTTCTTCTTACGTTCAATTGAATAACCAAATAGTTGTGACATTATTAGTCCTTCCTTTGCATTATAAAGTATTTATCTAAACTGAAACAGCGTTACCAGAGTTAGCGTCATTAGCGTATGTCCAGTACTGAACTTGGAACTCAACAGTATACTCTTCTGGAGTATCATTACTATCCCATGCAAGATCAATTGCGGAAATAGTAGAGGGCCAGATACCTACAAACTTGTAAGATCTAACTACTGCACCTTGTCTATCATATTGTCTTACCAAAGCATCTGATTGATACTCAGCAATAACACGAGGTGACTGAAGGTTTTGATGAAGTGCTTGAATCTTAGTAGACCACTCTTCAAACTTGGAGCGTAGTGCGAATCCTTTATCATTAAGAACTGTAATAGTCCATGGTTCAAAGGTTCTGTCTCCAGCAATCTTAAGTGACCTACCTCTGTAGGGTACTTCGATTACTCCAACTGTTGAAGCTGGTATGTTTGCTGCTTTCACTAGGAAAGTAGCTAGTGATCCTGAAGATGCGCCTGATCCAGCACGGGATTGTCCCGCACTTTCTTCTCCACGCTGCTCTTGTGATCCAGGGGTAGCACCTGACTGAGGTGTACCGTTATCTACGATCTGAGGGAAACCTACTTCAACCTGAAACAGGTTAGGGCGGGCTAAGTCACCAATCCTATTACGGAAGTCTAGGATTGGTGCGTTTATTTGCTTTCCTTCAGACTGACCAGGATAAGTCTGGCTGTCGAATGCTGACATGTTATTCTCCTATTTAAGGTTGAGCACGAAGACGTGCCACAGTTTACTCATTAAGTAACTAACTCAGAGAAGCTTGCGCCTGTTCTGGTTGCAGTGAAGGTCAATGTGATGAAGTTGATAGATCTTGTGGGTTTCACAAATATCTCTGCATAGAATTCACCACGGTCAATCGATTCAGCAGGGTTGTTTGTTCCGTCGCAAACTACGAGGAAGTCAACAATACCACGTCTTGATTGGACACTGCGTAGGTATGGCTCAACAATGTTCTTGAATTGTTGGCGAGTAAACTCGTCATTCAACTCGAATAGTTGGGTCTTTGCTGCGTCAGAAATTGCTTCTTCCATGACTAGGAATAAACGTCTAACGTTAATTCTGTCAAAGGCAGAAACATAACTCAATGCAGTCTTATCACCGAAGAGGACAATGCCCTGTCCAGGGAAAGCTACGATTGGGTTAACACGTGAAGCATAAAGGGTATCTCTGTGATCCTTTAGAGGTGAGTAAGCAAGTTTAATTGCATTTCTCAACTGTCCTCTATTGAAACCAGCAGGTGAATACCAAGGCTCTTGCTGAAGTGTTGTGCTAAGTGTTAGTCCAGCAACGTCAGCATTACATGGAAGATAACGATACTTGTCGTTATACTTATCATATATGTATTTGTAGTTATTGTCAAATACCGCATAAGAAGTACTACTCAACTGATCGAAGTAGTTAACTGTGCGTGAGACAATAGTAGAAGTCTTTGCTTGACCAATTACATCACCACGATAAGGTGAGACGTATGCAATACAATCCTTACGTGAAGCTGCAATAGAAATTACATGCTGCGCTTTAGCAATTGTATCATCAATACCACTCATGGATGGACCCATTAGTAGGTAATCAATGTCTACAGTCTCTGCATCTGCAAAGAGATCATATGCACCAAGAATATCAGGACGTGCAATGGTATAACCATCAACACCACCTTGTAAAGAGTAACGTAAGGTTGCTCTATTCTTAGTACCTAGTAGAGGTATTGCTAGTGGGTTAGTACCAGTTGGATCATCTAGATTGTTAAGAGATGCAGCTGACTTAATAAGGTCAAACTCTCTGTTAATACCAGATACACCAAAGACACCACTTGCAGAAGTGTTTTTATCATAGACATTAGCAGTCTCATGAGATCCCCAATATAGGTACTCAGAGTATGTCTTGACTACATCCTTGTAATAGATGTTATCACCTTGAGGTGACTTAGCATCATTTGCTTTAGAAACATTAAGGTGCTTCTCAAGAACTGATCCAGGAGTACCTGTGATCTTACCATCTCCATCAATAACCAAGATGTGCATCAAGTCATTGTGACCACCACGCTCTGCAACCCATGCAGAAGTAGTAGGACGTGCAGCAACGTTAATCCACTTTGTATTCTCTCCGTATAGTCTTGACTCGTAGTCAGACTCTACGTTAGCAATAGAGATTGTTGCAGCATTTTTATCAACAACTGTCTGGTTTGCTTGGAAGTTAGGTGATCCCTGATTAAGAGCAACACGCAACTGACGACTAATTGATTCAACAGCACCAGAATCACCAGTGGCAGAGCCAGGTGTGTTAGAGTTATTTGCTAACTCAGTAATGGTATCATTGATTTCAAGAATATCAGATGCAGTGTCATCAACAGCAATTTCCAACTTACGATTTACTTGATCATAAGCAACCACACGACCTGTAACACCACCACTAACAGCAGTGATATAATTGTCTTTCTCAAACTTACCTACTAAGTTTGAATCATCCTTAAGTGTAATGACAACAGTATAGTCATACACACGACCATAGATGTTAGCATTAGAAAATGAAATCTCAGCGTTGTTTACAAACTCCCACTCACTAGAAGTTGGTTGAGCAAGATATAATAATTGATCAGGTCCAGCATCTGTTATGACAACACGAATTGAGTTACCGAAACTACCAGAAGTCTTAGCTCCCCACTTCCAGTTGTTAGAAGCAGTCTCAACGTTTGCTTCATATGTGTCAAGATTCTTAATTAAAGGAGCAGAAACACCAGTTGCAGTTTGCTCATTAATCTCAGTCTTGTTTGTTGTAACTGTCTGTAGTGAAACAGAAGATCCATCAGCGTGAGATGCAGCAGTTGTGCCCAACTGTCCACGGACAACGGTTAGATCGTTACCAGCAATAGAAGATACTTGAAGAATCTCATCATCAATCCTGATGTATGAGTTAGTACCTGCACCAAGTGCAGCAGCAGATGTAACTGTTAGAGTAACATCAGAATCACTATAGGTACCACCTTCAGCGATGGTAGATGATGTGCCAGCAGGTTCAATCAATGTGATTGAAGTTGCAGCAGCGTGAGATACAGAAGAAGTTGCTAACTGTCCACGTGAAACAGTAACGTCGTTACCAGAAACAGCAGAGATGGTAACTAATTCAGCATCAATTAATAGGACATCGTTAACATCAAAATCAGTAGATGAAGAAACTGTCAGAGTTGTATCAGAAGCACTGAATGTAGAAACAGTGAACTGTGCAGTGTCGATAGCATTCTTTAACGAATCATTCATCGCACGAACTACTTTAACGGTTCCTCCGTAAAGTAAGAATTGTGCTGCGCTAAACCAATACTCGTAATTGTAATTGGTAGGTTTGCCGAAGATTGAAAGTAATTCTTTTTCACTAGTTATACTAGTTACCTGCTCTACAGGTCCTTTTTCAAATGATCCAACGATAGCAGCAATATTATCTACTGTTGCATTGACTACGTTGGTCAGATCTCTTTCAAGTACGACAACTCCTGGTGAAAGTTGTGTGGATGCCATTTGTGATATCTCCTAGGTGAATTCCAATTTGGATGCTGAAATTATTTATTCAAAGGTGTTTTTTCACTGGGGAATCAAGCCGTGATTACCAGTCTGGATAGTCTGCTAGGTATGGAGGCAAAGGTCTCTTTCTATTTCTCTTTCTGTTGACTCTCCAGATGGTACAGGACTTACACTCATATGCATATGCTGATGGAGTTGCACCTCTATCCTTTCTAGTTAAATAAAAATCTTCTAATAAATTCTTTATCTTACCACAAAACCTACACTTCCTTTCAACAAATAATAAATGCTCAAGTTCTAGGTCTGACTCTATACTCACGACAGATATTCCCACATGTGTGAGTTATCTCCATACTCATCTACATTCCACTGAGTGCCTTCATCATCCACTATAGTCTGCTCATAGTCCACGTGGTTATCTATGAAACCAAATGGAGCCATGTCCGCTTCTATTCCCTCTTTCTGCTCTTCATACATCTTTGCACGTACATCATCGTCATGTAACTCACGGAAATAGTCAGTAGTTGCTAACCATGCAAAGATAACCAGACACATAGCAAGGTCATCGTTACATCCTTCCTCTCCTTGCCATGCTGGACCTTTCTGAATGAAGGTAGTTAACTCTGCCATGATGTCATAGTCTCTAAAGATTAGTTTATCATCTTCAATTAACTGTTTAAGGTTAGAGCAACCAGTTTTCTTAACTGTTGTGCTCATTTTGACTCCAAGTTGCACCTTAGTGCCACTAAATCCTTGTCCTACTACCTGACCAGCTCTACCTCTCATGGCACACATGAGTAAATTCTCATATTCTAGATCAAATTGTATGATATCTGCTACCTGTCCACCAATATCATTAACTTCTATCATTATATACGCCTGATTGTATGCCGTAGCAACCTTATGAATGATATCTGGGAATAAAAGAGGTTTAATTGTATTGTTTCTATACTTTCCTACCACCTGATAGGGTATTTCTGTAGTATCTATCACTGTAAATGCAGAATAATCCTTAGTTAGACCTCTGGCAACGTCAACACAGATGTGATATGAGTGTCCTTCCTCTGGATCATCGTATATAGACAGTCCTGCTTCCTTCCTCTTAGGTTCTTCATATACTAATGTCTTTAATTTAGTACTACTGATAAGAGTATTAACAGATCCTAGGAATTCACACTCAAACTCTTGGTTGAATTGCTCCTCGGACGTGTTTTTAATCGTCTGCTCTTTCCATACCTGATCTCTACCTGGTACCTGTTGCCAATGCACCTCCGTTGTAGTGTATTCATTCTGTCCTTTCTCCGCATCATGCCACAGTTTATAGAACATATTCATACCCTTGGGGGTAGATATGATTATAACCTTAGTTTTCTTACCAGAAGATATAGTAGGGTAGACACTACTAAAGAACTCATCAGCAATATGCGTCGGAATAAAGGCGAATTCGTCCAGAAATATAATGTTAAAGGACATACCCCGTACAGCACTTGCAGAAGTAGAAGCAGCCAAGATCTTACTTCCATTCTCCAACTCCAAGGAGCCCCTGTTCCAGTTGACCACACCTTGTTGAAGCCATTTAGGGAGATTTTCGTAAGAAAGTTGTAACCTTCCCAACATTTCTCTTGCAGTGGCTGCTTTGTTTGCGAGGATTGCGATGTTGACATTATCATTAAAAATTGCGTACCACAAAAGATATGCAGTAACTACTGTAGACTTACCAGACTGACGTGGTAACTTTGCTATATTAAATCTGTGTTCATGGAAACGGTTAACCATGTCCTCTTGGAAATCATAGAGGTCAAAGTTAACTATACCTTCATCTAGGTTAACAATCTTAATATAATTACGAATAAAATAAACGGGATCTTGACTACACTTTATAAACTCCTGCACCTCTTCAGGTGAGAAACTAGTGTTAACGTTAGCCCGTTTGAGATTGGGGTTACCTAGATATATCTCCTGCTTCTCAGGCATTGGCTTCTTTAATTGCCTCTACAATAGTTCTCTTCAACTGCTTCTGCTGTTTCTTACTGATACCAACAGATGCATCTATCTTTACCTTAACCCAGTAAAGACCTATTAATACTAGAGTAAATGGAATAGCATCAGCCCAACTGATTTCATTCCATGCCTCTACGACATTTAACATTGCGATGTATTCTCCAGGTCCTACCATTAGTATAACCCCGCCATGTTACTGGTACTATTGAGAGGTGTATTATATTCAGGAGCATCTGCTGCTGCCTCAATTCCTGTACCATTCTCAGGTAATGGATCACCCTCTTCAGGTTCTAAAGTACCTTGTGCAATACGAATCTCTCTTAACTCTTCAAAATTTTTATTCTTAGTGCCACCATCATACTCCCATGCATATCCCTCTTCTATCATCTGCTCATTTAACGAAACAGTAGAGTCGCCAACATAGAGCCAACCAAGAAGCCTACCATACTTCCCCATGCCACCCTTAAGTTCAGTTCTAATAGTGAGTTCTTCATCTCCTTTAATAGTAGCCTCTAGAGTATATTTCATCCAATTGGTTGCGTCTATACCCAACGCCTTCTCTTCTAAATCTCTTGTCCTCTTCTCAGGAGTATCGATACCTGCTATACGTACACGTTCATGCTTGTAAATATCAAATCCTAAGTCAATAACTACGTCAATGGTATCTCCATCAACTACTTTCGTTACTTCTGTCACTCGGAAGTTGTAACAACTCTTCCGACTTGGTGGGGTCATCTTGCCCATCGTTCATCTCCGCATAAGCCATCTTAAGTATATAGTAGATATACCAAGTAACAGTTGCAAGAAGTATAATCAATAGTATGTTGACAGACCAAACTACTTCAGACATGGTGGATCGAATAGAACTTCATTCATATACTTGTCTGTCCAATCTGTGTCAAACCACTTCTCTAATATAGCACGTGTCTTATCATTTCTCTTCTGACTCTCACAATACCAGATCTGATCATCCAATCTCTTCATGGTATTAACCCAGAAGGTATCTCTCTCAGTAGAGAGGACTCTATCACGATACTCCTTAAGGTATAGTTGAACTATACAATAAAAATTTGCTTTATCAATCTCCTCAGTCAGTCTTGTAAACTTACAATAGGGTGAGAAGATTTCATCACCCCACAATGGGAGTGCTCTCTTACCACTAAAGGTAAACTCGTTACTAAGATTTCTTATCTCCTTATAGAATTCCTCACCAACACCATACACAGGAGAGACATCAACTATAGCAGCAGTTACTGTCTTACCATTAGATACAATATCACATCCAAATATAGGTAGTGCATAGTGAGGATCAGGAAAGAATACACAGTGTAGTATCTTTATCCCACCTATCTCTGCTTCTTCTATATGAATCTTCCTTAACTCAGGGGTCTTATACATTCTATTACGAATGGTGAGACCATCCTTCTCAACTGTTCCCTGATCACTTGGTAATGGTTTCACATCAGGTAGATCCTCAATAGTACTAAGGAGCAATCCACATATATCTTCTGTTAACTCACGCATAACTAAAAAAGAATTCTTTAATCAATTGATCAGACTCTTCCTTACCGAAAGCACTCCCCAGATATCCTGAGATAGGATCTAACCTTATCATATAGGAATCAAAGTCTTTATAAAGTGTTGTATCTTCCCCCGTAGGTTTCGCTTCCTCTATCATCTCTTTATAGAGTGACAGATAGTACTTGAATGTAGGTAGATATGTATTGACACTACCCATCTCACAATATCTCACAAAGATATTATCAGAGAAATGATTACCTGGCTCAAAGAAACGATAGGTCTCTGTAGTCTTAGGTAAAGGTGGTACCTTTAATAGGAAATTCTCTACTGGGTGTTGGAAGTCAAATACTATGATGCATTTCTTCTCACTAAATCCCATGAGATCCATCCCAAAACAAGGTACGTTATGTCCTGTCTTAGGATAGATTATATTGTTATGAATATTGAGTTTCTTCTTATCCCAGATATCTACATGTCTGGATTTAATGAAATACTTACCACTGTATAGATCAGCAGTTAACTTAGTACCTTTTTTATTTTCCCAACTTGCATGTTGGTTTTCAAATTGCAGATCAGGGAAAGCGTTAAAGACTGCTTCCCTATAACCTGCCCATAAATCTGTCATAAATTTTCTTCTTGCTCTGCCAGTAGTACTAGATCGGATGTTGGTTTACCTACACATGTTAGCACGAATCCTGCTTCAAGTTGGTCCTCGTCTAAGAAGAATTGATCTTCTTGATCCACAGTCCCTTCTTCAATCTTCATACAACATGAGGAGCAAGCACCAGCACGACATGAATAGTTATGATCTAAACCTGCCTCCTCTAGTGCATCTAGTATAGCAGTATCCTCATCACACTCGAAAGTATTTGTTTCACCTGCTGGTGTCTTAAGTGTTATGCTAGCCATTTATTTGATACAAGGCAATGTTATTTATGCATATGCCTCAGCAGCTAATCTAACTGCTAACCCTAGAGAGGTGCCCATGATGGTGAGTCGGCTCATCCACCACATGATCTCATGCTTGTTCTTATTAATTTTACTCATGATAATTCCTTCGTAGCATAGTCAATAAAATGAGGATGCTCCCCTAGATAGGAGACATCCTCTTTGCTGTGAGCTATTGCTTCATATGCGTCTACTGCATACTCACAAATCTCGTAATGCTTCATTGCTGCGTCGTGATATCCGACGGTATACTTAGTCTGGGGCATGATTGTTTCAATCCCAATGTGTAAGTATTTATACTTTTTTGTCTAATTTTTCCTCTGCTTTTATGCGTTCCCTGACCATCTTTGCATAGTAAACTTCCTGCTGGGTGTACCAGTCAGGATGTTTCTTTGCTGCCTTGATAAGTTTCTTTGCTGCCTTCTTGTCCTTCAACCGTTTACTTGCGATGGTCCTCTAAAATACTTGTTTATAACTTCTACTTGATCATGGTACCTTGAGATCTTATCTAACTCAACACCAATAGCTTCAGTGATATCAGAATGCTCTCCGATACCTACAGGATGCTCAAGATAAACATTAACATTTACCTTATGCTTTTCAATCTCACCTTGTGCGTGTGCTAATACTGCTCTAAGCAGTTGCTCTCTCATATGTAATGGTGGCATAATAATTTACTCAGTTAATTTAGGGTTCTTAGGGCAAAGTGCCTCATGCTTCTCAATATAATCATAAGCACGTTTATGTCCCTGCGGTGCTTTTAAACCGCAGTAGATACATACCGTACGTGTGAATCCTGGACTAGCCATAGTGGTAACTTGGTTTATTTGTTTTACTAGAAAGTTTTCCACTTCTAACTTTAGTGCCAGAAGTTTCACCTGATCCTTTCGGGTGCTTACCTGCTTTGGTCTTACCTACATTGACTGACTTACCTGGTTTCTTAGACTCAGTATCATGCAATCTTGCTGGCTTTCCCTTATCTTTAGTTATAACACTTTCTTGACCATGCTTTCTACCTAGACGACGCATTGTTTTACCGAAACGTCTCTTACTCATACCCTTCGCAGGGCTTGTTTGATAGGAAACTTCACGTCCCTTTTCACCTGAATCATATTTATACTCACCGACTCCCTTCTTGTAGCCGATTCCTTTCTTCTTTAGGTCTTTTTCGAGCCCCTTGCGGGACTCTTTATTCTTTTTTGCGTCTGTACCCCTGTCAGCACTAATGTTACCAGTCTGTTGAGAATTAGACTTCTTTATCATTCTAGAAGTAGGGTTACCCTCTGCCACAAATTCTCTAAATGACTTGAGTGGTGCATCCTCCTTTACATGATCAGCAGCCTTGTATAGAGGTTTGCCTGTCTTGGCATTCTTCTTACCTGACTTGTATCCTTTCCATGCAGGAGTGTTACCTTTCTTGTCAGCATTGGTAACAGTATACTCTTCCTTTGCTTCTTCCTTACGTTTAGATGCAGCAGCCTTATAAAATTTGGATGCTTGCTTAACTCTCTTAGCAGCACCTGCCTTGTCTCCAGCAACCGCTTTCTTACCACGGTCTTTATCAGCAGCTCTAGATGCTGCACTAAGAGTATCAGCAGAGATCTCTGAGATTACTTCTTCATTTTTCATAATAGCTCCCTTACCATGTTTAGCGGTGATCTTTGCTTTAACAATATCAAGTGCAGATTTGCCCTTGCCATACTTTTTCTCTGTCTCTTTTTGTAAGACAGTCTTACCTTTGATCTTCTTGTTGTCAGGTGTACGCTTACTGGGTTTCTTATCAGACCCATCGTGTCCTATACCATACTTTACAAGACGATCATCTCGCATCTTATCATAACCTTCTTCTTTAACGAAGTCGAGAAATGATTCATACTTGAGACCCTTAGATCTCATACCAGCCCTTTCTTTAGCAGCAGCCTTTCTGTCAGAAGAAACTTGTTTCTTATACTTACCAACTACTAGCTCAACATTTTTAGGTTTTGATTTACCTAACCCACCAGCACCACGGATGTTCATACCACCCATAGATGCCCCACCAGTAACGGATCTACCTTTACTGTTTACATTACCCTTCTTACCCTGCATTGCAGGAGTACTTACAGATCTAAGTGAGTTACCATCTGCCTTAGTATTTCTAGCTTCTGTTGCTAGATCTACTGATTCGGTCTCAACGTATTGAGACTTATCACCTTTCTTCTTCTTATCGCCACGATCAGATCTATGGAGTGCTCTCCTTAGTTTACCGTGACCAGAAACGTTGTGACTGACACCAAACCTACGGACATTTCTATCCTTCTCTTTGGTTTCAGGAGACTTACCAGCGTCAACCTTAGCCTCATCGATGATATTCTTTTTATGTTGTTTAGTGGTGTGGTCATGTGACCCGCACTTACCACAACAAGTATCTTTCTCTTCTGCTGCTAGACTTGCCTCACCATGTTGTCTGGTGTTAAGTCTATCTATAGCAGGATTCTTCTTCTTAGAGAAGGATCTATGGGCTGCAGATTTACCTTTAGGGTTTGATACGTCTGACACGTTAGCCTCCAACAACTTGGACTTGCTCTACAATAACATCAGCACTACCAGCAGTTAATTTAACTGCACGTTGCACTACAGGTCTTGTACCAGCTTCAACTTTAGCAGATGCTAATGCATAATCAGCAGATGCACCAGATGCATCCAGATCAGTAGTAATAGTAGAATCAGTAATAGATGCTACTTTCTTTCCACCACTTGCAGCAGAGACAAACGCTGCAACAAATGCAGTGTCGCCACCATTGGCAGTAGAAATGTAATCTTGAGCTGCGAAGTTATGTCTCTGTCCAGCACCACCTGTGATGGTAAGTACTGTAGGATTAGCATCAGTTGCTGCTTCTATTGTTGCAGACTTTGCTTTACCAATTGAGATTAACTCAGGGACTCCTGCTGCCAAAGTGATGGCAGGACCAGCATCAACCTGTATAGATGACGCTGAAGTTGCTAGGACACGCACTACACCAGACTTAACTGTGAGGTATGCGGTTCCAGAACCACTTACTGTTTGCGTATCTAATACGTTTAATACCGACATTTTAAAAATACCTTTACTAGATTATTTATCTTGCTTTTGTTTTAGAAATTTAGCAAGTTCTGCTGTACTACCAACAAACATGGTGTTGTTAGTTACTGGTTGTGCTTGAGATTTGTTTGGATTCTCAATATCGTTAACCTTCTTTTGAAGATCAACTAACTTATCAGCGACATCTCCTACATGTTTAATGAGTTGCCCTGCTACTTCATACGCCCTTGGTTGATCACCAGCCTGAGCCACTTCGAGGATACCGTCCACCGCTTCCTGACCTTTTTCAATAAGCGAGTAGAGATTCCCCCTCGTGTATTCATAATCTTTTTTAAGTTGTTGCGACGTTGACGCTGGTATAACTTCCACTTTAGGCTCCGTCTTAGGAACAATAGATGTTTCCACGTCCATAGCTTCTTCGATCCCATCAAACTGCTTCATCTGTTCCTGTCACTGGGTTCCATTGTTTAGAGTCCACAAACTCACTTGTCAATTCATTGAATCCGAAATTATCATCTGCGTCAGCAGTGATAGGATCAACTTCTACTGAGTACCTGACCTCTCTCGGTGCATTAGGTGCATTCTTAGTGTCAGCACTGTAGTCAACAATTGCCTTCTTGATAACCTCTCCAGTCTTGTCTTGGACAGGACCGTATAGGTAAGTCTTAGCAACAAATTGTAACGTATAAACTAATGTCCTACGAGTATCGTAGTCACCCTCATACACATCTTCATAGTCAATGGAAGTTAATGTAACAGGGTAGTCTCTCTTCTCATCCATTGTGGGGACAAGGTTCAAAGTAATATTGAAACTTGGTTGAAAGAAAGGTAGTACTTGCTCAAGAATCTGAAGACCATCGTCTTGATTCTTTGCCATGATTGCCAATTCAAAATTCAAATTATATGGTACTGGCATGAAAGATTTAAACTCTTTACCATCGGCTTGTGTATTCCGAATGTATTGAGTAGGAGATACTTTCCTAGTAGCATCATAATTAAATCCTTGTATTTCAAAGGACATCCTAGGAAGGGTGATCTGAGTCTGAGTCTTGTTAAGACCAACAGAACGCAAACGTTCTAAAAACTTTTGACGAGGACCATATGCCAGAGGCACCTTCATGACTTCAGTCTTTCCCGATGTCACACGACGCAATTCAATATTATTGAACAACGTACCAAATCCGACTACTGTCTTCTTGATAATTTCGTGATATGAATAGGTTCCTAACATTAGATACTACTTCCTTTATTTCCAAACTCACCAAAGGGGTTACCTTCAGTAAAGTCAATGATATTATCAGCCTGAGTTTCAATCTGCCAGTTAGCCTCAGAGTCTGAGTTTTGATTATTTAGTGTGTTATATGTAGCACTTGTCCAAGCAGCACTAGATGTGTTACCTGTAAGTGTCTCAGGTATAGCAAAGATGCCAGACCTATTGTATACCACCAACTGACGTGTGGCACTATTCCAAGACTTAACTGTAGCAGTTACATTAGAGTTACCACCTGTTACAATCTCTTCAGCAACGAAGTCTCCAGTACCACCCTCAGCAACATTAACACTTATTGCATTGGCATAGTTGACCTCAACTGCATCAACCTCAGTGATTCCTGTCTCGAAGTCTTCGTCACTGAACTGGAAGAGCTCACATCTGAGTCCCCAAGTATATTGTTTACCCAACGTGAAAAATGGTACTTCATACTCGACAAACTGGATCTCAAAGATCTTATTTGCCATTGGGAAGTATACGAGATCGCCTTCATTTGGTCTACCCTCTACGATAAGTGTTGCATTGTCATCTACAGCAGCAGTGAACCTAGTACGTGATATGACAAAGGTACATTGATCTGCTATTTGCACACCAAACTTGGTGAACATGTCACCATCACCTCGGAATCCTGTATTGTCTTCTATATAAGCTTCTATTAAATACGCACCCTCAAACTTTGACATTGTGTCTTCACCGAAGACAGTATCTTCCTTTACTAAAGTCCTAGGGATATAGTATACATCCTTACCAAACATCGCAATCTGCTCGTTAACAAGACTCTGTTGTAAGTCTTGCTCACCTGTTGTACCTTGAGAGAAGTAAGTGTTAGTAGCCATTATCCTATCATATCAAGTGGCATAGTTTCCCATTCTGTACGTAGTTGCTCATCCAAATCTTTTAACTCTTGGACTGCATCATTGTATATCATCTCTCCATTTAACGTAACACCACCTGGCATCTGGACGTTTTGGAATTTGGTCATATTAGTACCCCACTGCTTCTTAATCTTAGCAGCAGCATAGTCTTTGACCCACATAGCATCATATATCTCTGTCCATGTAGTAGGATCTATCGCTCTCCATGCTTTAATAACAATATAAGTATCTAGTTGTACGTCCGTTGACCAATCCATGTCAAGATATAATCTATCTTGCACTGCTTGATAACGAGTAGGTTTCAAACCTTCCAATAAGAAATCAATTGATCCTAAATGCTGCTGGATCATATAGTAATGATAGAACTGTGTAGATGTAAAATCATACAAGTCATTCAAACGCATCTGATATCTAATATCAAACATGTTTGCAGTACCTTTATCAGTAAAGGAGAATAACCCTTCAACCGAAAGTATATGTTGTGGTATCTCTATGTAACTATTCCTTTCCAACCACGTAGAGTTTCCAGCAGTTGAAGTAGTTTGGGTATCATTGGTACCAGCATTCCTATCCAAATCTGCTTGAGTTATCTTATGCTTTAGGTAGACTCTCTCAGCACCATCATAATGGAACTGTTGAAACTTCTGTAATGTATAATCAATAGCGTCATCGCATTGATCATCAGAGACGTTGATCTCTAGTACAGGTTTACCTAACCTGCGTAAAGCATATTCTTTTAATTCAGCTTTGGATGTGGGTTTTGCCATTTAACTTATAGAGCAGCGATTGCTAACTTGAATGCAGCAAAGTCAGCAGAGTTTGCGACAGTAGTTTTAAGAGTTGCTAATGTAATTGTCTCTGCCTGAAGTGCAGAGTCAGCAGTTGCACCTTGTGCAGCAGTAGCGTATGCAGTTGCAGCAGTGATAGCAGCAGTGCCTAGTCCAAGGGTTGTCCTTGCAGCACCAGCATCTGCGTCATCGATTAAAGTGCCACCGAAGGTGCTTACAGCAGACGCAGCGAGTGCGTTGTCAGCAGTTGTACCTTGTGCAGCAGTAGCATAAGCAGTTGTTGC